GCTCTAAATGGTGTTCTCCATAACTATTCATTTCTGCTCCGTAAGAACCTGGTTTTGCACCTTTTTTTGCCTTTAAACTTTTATATAAATTTCCAGTATCTTTTAACGGATGGTCTCCAGGTATTAATGCTCCACTCGTTTTTACAGAGCCTTCGCCTTTTTCCCTTTTCCATTTTCGTAAATATTTTGTTGAATCCTCAATTTCAGCAAAATTACCACCAGATATAATGTCCTTTTTTTTGTCAATGCTCTTTTTCATCATTTCCACATTTAATTCTGCAGCATCTTTTATATGAGCATTCCCAACACGCTTTATCCCATTAATATTAGGGCGTATAAATGTAATTCTTGTTTTAAACTCCATTTATATCTTTCATAAACTTTTCTCCAAGTTCTCTTGCGTCAATCAACCGTTCCAAGTTCTGACCGACTGCATTTACCGCTTGTTCTTCCGCCCAAGCCAATGGGTCATCCAAAATAGCTTCTATATTACCCTTTAGGGTAATATTAACATCGTTTAATTTATCAAGTTCCTTGGCGAAGTTGATTAAAGAGTCCTTGTTGGTTTCCTTGCTCATTTACTCCTCGATTATCGTCTATTGATTTTTGAGCCTCTTTTAATGAGAGGTCTTTATTGTCTCTTACCATAAGTTTTGCTTCCGTAGTCAAATTATGAGATAAATCAAACTCATCTCTCATAATCTGGTCTTGAACTGTCATTGGATACTCAACTTCTCCAAAATCTACTGCAAATTTATCTGGCAGATTGATAGAGTTGTACTCTGCAATGGCTTTTTCTACTTGATATAGATTTTTTTCATAGACACGCCACAATTCAATATCATCCACGAAATCCTCGTGTCGTTCTAGGTCTTTAATCATCAAGCTAATTCCAGATGGTACTTCTCCACCAGTTTCTGCCCATGTTACCCATAAGTGGTGGTTCTGTGCTACCATTTCTATTTGAAACTTGACATTGTCAATAACACTCTGAATATCACCACCGGGTGACGCTATATTGTACGAACCTCCATCCCCAAGCATCAGTATCTCATCACTTCCTGTTCTAGATACTGGCTTGTCAGATTCAAGGTTTGTCCACGGCTGACCAAACATCTGGAAACGTAAACCAAGTTGCATCTCGGTCATTGTAATGTTGACGTGCTCATTTGCATTAATAATGTCTGAGCTACCCTCAACATAAAAAGAATCTATCTGATTTTCTCTATGTAAGAAAACAAAAGGCAATGTACCGTAATTATGCGGCTCACTATGTAAAACCGCCCCTTCTGCATCATAAATTTTAAAATTATTACTATCAAAAAAAGCAAATTGCAATTTTCTTGCATCTTCTGGGTCGTTTACAGGAAGATTCATTGGATATACAATTGCTTGTGGATTGAATGGGTCGTTTCCGAAGTATGGGTCAAAATAATAGACAGGTCTATACTCAAAACGCTCCAATTCTGGATTATACATCACTCGAACCGCAATAGAACCAACCAAACGAGTCATTCTTTCCAAATGCTTCATCATAACATCCTTACCTTCGGTAAGTTCGTCATATTTTCCATTGACATTGCGTTGTGCACCAATTGTATAGATTCTACTAACCTTATTGATGAATTTCTTAGTAAAATTCGCTTCATAAGGAGGTATTTCGCTAAATGACTCTCCAAAATAGTCATCTATGTACTGCGTAGTCGAAGTACCTGTATAGTAGTTTAAATATTTTCTAACTTGCTCCCTCCTAGCTCTTGATTGAAGCATTTTAAATTCTTTTAGTGAACTAGCGACAATCTCCGCTGGGGTTAACGGTATAAATTCCATAATATTACCTTTTTACTGTTATAATTTCTCTTTGTTTGATTGGGAAGCGATTTATTATAAAATATCTAAACGCATCACATCCGTGGTCATGATAACCATCTTTTAATGGGTCAGCTTGTAAGTGTTTACCCTCTACAGCTTCTGGATAGCGATAATTTTCAAAATCCTCCATTATTCCTGTGCATTTTTCATCAACGTGCACTCGTCTTATTTTATCAGCACTCTCAAAAAATCCTCTAACATGGCTTACTCCCGAAGCTATGTTTCTGCTCAATTTGTCCTTTTTAAAACGTATAGCCATGCCATTTCTCCTAAAAATCTCAATATCTCCTAATCCAGACTGTCCTTGAACATTGGAACCAGCTGGGTCTCCGAAATATACGAGCACAGAATAAGGTTTTGCTTTAACTTTCTTAGCTAACGCATCTGTAGCGATATTTCTTTTATGAATAACCTCATCAATGATATTAATATGATTGATTCCACCAGCGGTATATGTTTGCATCCATAAAACGGCTGGCATTCTATATCCAAAATCAATAACGCAATATGTAGGTAAATTTGGGTTGTAAGGAAATGTTCCGCAATCCAATTCTCTTTTAAAGGGATATACCCTACCTTCAAATGTAGAAAATTCTCCACCATACTCTTGGTCAAATATTTCTTTTGCTAAATTTCTTTTTCTTTCTTGAATAAAAGGGTCTTTTTGTCCGAGAGGGAAAGCGTGTGTATTAGTCCATGAGGGTGATTGCAGAGAGTACCACTTCGGGTCAGTTTTACCGAGTAAATACAAATCGTATACCCAGTTATAGCCCTGTGGCGTGGTTATGAATATCGCTTTCCCTTTTCTATCGGACAAAGTTGGGGATAAATACATATCCCATACTCTGCGTGGCATCTTGGCGGCTTCATCCACAATCAATAGGTCTAAACCTTCACCGACCAAACTTGAAGGATTATCCGCCGACATTCCCTCCACTACAGAGCCCCATTTAAATTTAATAAACTGTTCTTTTTCGCTTGCACTTGCAATATCATTCTCATGTCCTACAACCATATCTTGCCAAACTTCTCGGAACATTAACCGAGATTTCTTATATGATAACCCAACTAACCAAACCTTTTTATTAGGTTGTGCCGCTATAAACTCTGCTTCACGAAATGCGGCTGTTGTCTTGCCATATCTTCTTCCGCAGATGTTCACAAAAAACGATGCGGAATCCTTATTTGGAAAATGTAATCTTTTCTGCCCATCGTGTGGATTATAGCCGATGTACTTAAACCATTTTCTCTTAAAATCGTGTGTTTCTACTGTATTCAATAATTGTTTTTAATTTATGATTGCAGAAATATTAATTACTAATTTAAGTTTTAACCAAATATTTTGGCAATTCAAAATAATAATAAAACTCATACGGAGGTAAAATGGATAATCAACAACAGGAAGTTGTAAAACCTGTAGTCAACGAAGACGTAAAACAAGATAGCACAGAAGCTACAGAAAATGTGCCTAATAATTCTGTTCCTTATAGCAGATTTAGTGAGGTTAATGATAAATATAGGGAACTTGAGGATAAGTTTAATGGTCTTGTAAAAGAACAAGAATCTGTAAGACAGAAGAAACTCCAAGAAGAAGGTAAATATCAGGAGTTGCTTGTTGAAAAAGACAAAGCCATAGAAAAACTTTCTCAAGATAATAAAGATAAGAGCGAATACCAAGGATTGCGTAGAGATATGCTAACCTCAGAATTATCTGATGAAGATAAAAAGGCATTCGGAGACCTTCCTCTTATACAATTAGAAATGTTAGTCGCAAAACTATCAAAGGAACAACGTAAAAATGTTCCTGATGTTCCCGGTGCAATCAACGAGGGGGAAACTCCAAAGGATTGGGTGAATATGCCAGACGATGAAAGGCGTAAGAACTGGAATAGAGTTTTGCAGACTTATATGAGAAAATAAATTTAGGAGAATATAATGGCAACACATTATGATGGTAGTGCCGCAACGGTTACTACTGAACAATATTTCATCCCCGAAATTTGGGCGGATGGAATTTATAAATATTTTGATAGAAAAACTGTTTTTCGTGGTTTAGTTGATGATTATTCAGCTCTTGTTTCTGGCAAGGGTTATGGAGATGCTATTAATGTACCAGAAATGAGTATTATTACAGCTACAGCAAAATCTGCTGGTGCAGACGTAGCTTATGACGCAACAGCAACCACTACTACACAGTTAGCTCTCAATAAACACAAATATGTCGCAAAGTTATTTGAAGACATAGCTTTAATTCAAAGCGAAGCTGATTTAGTAGCTAAATATAGTCGCATGATGGGCGAAGCTCTTGCTCGTCAAGTTGATGCAGATATTTGGGCTGAACTAGATGGCTTAAATCAATCTCAAGACCTTTCTGCTGACAATACGTTGACAGCTGGAGTTTTTGAATCAGTTTTAGCTACACTAGGTGAAAATGATATTCCTTATATGGATGGAGAATGTTCAATGGTTGTTAACCCAACTTTATTTGCAGATATTCTAAATCCTTCAGGCGGTATTGCTCAATACTTTATTCGTAATGATGCAGTAGGCGAAGGAAATCGTGGCTTGAGAAGCGGAATGGTTGGCTCACTTTACGGAATTGACGTTTATATGAGCAACACCGTTTCAAGTTCTGGAACAGATGGAACAGTCGCTGGTGCGGTTTTTCACAAATCTGCGTGTGTTTTTGCTTCACAGCAAGAAGTTAGAGTGCAGAGTGAATATTCTATAGACGCATTAGGAACCAAGCTGGTTTCTGATTTGTTATATGGATGTAAAATCATAGACGATTCTGACAACATTAAAGGTGTAGCGTTAGCTAACATTTAATAGTCTATTATTATTATGGGGGTGGTTAATTCTGCCCCCATTAAATTGGAGATATTATGGAATATTGGAAACATCCATCACGAGGCAGAGTAGAAACTTTTGAGGATAATAAACATCCTGAAAAGAAAGAGTTTTTAGAAAGCCAAGGATGGTCAAGAATTAAGGGAAGAGATGACTGGGCACCCTTTGAAGAAAAAAAGCCAGCAAAGAAAAGTTTTAAAAAGAAAAAGAAGAAATAATCCTACCGAGATACGGTCTCGTTCACGGTAGTCATAAGCCTTAGAGAGGAAGAAAATTATGGCAGATGCACACAAGTATTCCGTTCAGGAAGCTTTAAATATAGTTTTAAATTCAGCAGAAGATGCTCTAAAAGTTGATATTGATAACGTAACCCTTACAACAGAGGGTTCCGATATAAATCTTGAGGTTCATACTGATAAAGCTGAAGATTCAATGTTAATGTTTTCGCATACGGTGAAAACTGGTTCAGGAGGCACGAGCTATGTTCCTCTTGTAGATTCCGATGGTCATTTACAAGTAGATACTTTATCAAGTGCGTTACCATCTGGAGCCTCTACAGCCGCTAACCAATCCACAATTATAGGTCATGTTGACGGAATTGAAACTTTAATAACCTCAACCAATTCAAAGATTGATACGTTTGATGCGGTATTAGATAATATTCTTACAAAGAATACAGAGATAGATGCAGTTCTTGATACTATTAAAGTTGACACAGAAGCCATTGAAACTGCTGTAGAGTTATTAGATAACGCAATTAGCGGTAGCGAAATGCAAGTTGATGTAGTTGGTTCTTTACCAGCTGGTAGTGCGGCTATTGGAAAATTAGCGGCTAACTCAGGCGTGGATATTGGTGATGTAGATGTTACTTCAAATGTTCAGCCAGCCGGTTTTGGTTCTATTGGTCATGGTAATAATACGGATGTTGGAACTTCTGCTGAAGTTTTAGCATCATCTCAAGCCTGTAAACACATTGATGTTATGGCGGCAATCGCAAATACTGGAATAATATATGTTGGCGGTAGCGGTGTTACAGCGGCAAATGGAATTGGGCTTTATGCTGGAGATGTATATAGTCTAGATATAGATAATGTTAATGATGTCTACGTTGTTGCGAGTGTCAACGGTGAAGATGTTCAATATGTATACTACAATTAAGGAGTAGAAAATGGCTGGTAAAGTAACAAGAGACCATCACAGTCTTAGGCGAAATTTAAAGCTTAACGGTAAATACGTTTCCAACGATGGTGGAGATGAGGGTCTTAGCGTTTCTGATGCTGGGGCTGTATCAACTAGCGGTGCATTAACTGTTGGAGGAGATTTAACTGTCTCAGGTACAACCACAACATTAAATACTCAGACTATCGAAGTTGAAGATAATATTTTACAATTAAATACGACACAAGCAAGTCCAGATACTGCAACTGCCGCAACTAGCGGTATATCTGTATATAGAGGAAATGGAGTTACTCAAGCATCGTTAATATTTGATGATGCGGATGATACTTGGGATTTAACAAACAATATAGCAGTTGCTGGCAATATAGATTTAGAAGGTGATATTGATGTAAATGGTACAGCTAATCTTGATAATACAGATATAGACGGAACATTAACACAAGATGCTGGAAATGTAGTATTTAATGAAGCAAGTGGCGATTATGATTTTAGAGTAGAATCAAATGGTAATGCTAATATGTTATTTGTGGATGGTGGAGTTGATGCAGTGGGAATTGGTACAAATGCCCCACAACAATACTTTCCACTCCACGTTTATCGAGGAG